ATATCAGATTGAAGAACGAAGTGGATGAAGACACATACTTTGAAGGGTATGGGTTCATTCCCTTTTTCCGGTTTGATAACAATAAAAAGCAATTCAGCGGCCTGAAGCCTATCAAGGCCCTGATTGATGACTATGATCTGATGTCCTGTGGGCTGTCCAATAACATCCAGGACACCAATGAAGCCCTTTACGTGGTCAAGGGCTTTTCCGGCAACAACCTGGACGAACTGATGGTCAACATCAAGACCAAAAAGCACATTGGCGTGGATGAAGATGGTGGTGTGGACATCAGAACCATCGACATCCCCTATCAGGCCAGACAGACCAAGCTGGAACTGGACGAAAAAAACATCTATCGTTTCGGTATGGCCCTGAACACTGCCGGTCTGAAGGACACCAATGCAACCACCAACCTTGCAATTCAGACGGCCTATTCCCTGCTTGATCTGAAGTGTAACAAGCTGAAGAACCGGCTGAAGCAGTTCATGAGAAAGCTGCTGAAGGTGGTGCTGAAGGAAATCAATGACCGGGAAGGTACGGACTATCAGCAGAAGGATGTCTATTTCGTGTTTGAAAAGGACATCCCAACCAATGCAAAGGAAAATGCAGAAGTTGAACTGACAGAAGCCCAGCGGAAGCAGACGGAAATCGGAACCCTGCTGAATATCGCTTCCTATCTGGACAATGAAACCCTGATGAAGCAGATCTGCGAACAACTGGACATTGACTACAATGAGATCAAAGACAAACTTCCTGATCAGGATGAAGGGGATCCCTACCAGGTGCAGACTGCACTGGATGCCATTCAGCCTGAAGATGATCCTGTTGGCGGTGATGTGATTGAATAAGCGACAGAAGGAAGTCATTCAGTCGCAGTTAAAAGCTGAAAAGAAAGTCCTGAAACAGATTGAAAAGCAGTACACGGCTGCACTGAATGACATCAACACCAAGATCAGGATTTTGCAGTCCGATGAACTGACACAATCCAGGATCTACCGTATCGAACACCAGAAGGCCCTGAAAAGTCAGGTATCCGGTATTCTGGACAAGCTGCATTCAGAAGAATACAGCACGATAGATCAGTTCCTGAAGGACAGCTACACCAGCGGATTTATCGGCACGACTTATGACCTGTTTGGTCAGGGTGTGCCGTTGATCATGCCCATTGATCCCAAGGAAGCGGTCAGGGCTGTGATGACAGATTCCAAGATCAGTGGTGGTCTGTATAATTCCCTTGGTGTGGATGTGAAGAAGCTGAAGAAGTCTATCAGCGCAGAGATCAGCCGGGGCCTTGCTTCAGATATGTCCTATGAGGATATAACCAGGAATATTGCAAACACCACGAAAGCACCACTAAGCAGGGCCAGGACGATTGTTCTGACGGAAACCCATCGGATCAAGCAGGCATCCACCAGGGATGTCCAGGTCAAAGCAAAGGAAAAGGGTGCAGATGTGCTGAAGCAGTGGAATTCCACCCTGGACGGTGAAACCCGAAAGACACACAGGAAACTGGATGGTCAGATCCGGGAAGTGGATGAACCATTTGAAATGGATGGCAAGGAAGCCATGTATCCCGGTGACTTCAATGATCCTGCTGAAGACTGCAACTGCCGGTGTGAATCCCTGACCAGGGCAAGGTGGGCTTTGGGGGAAGATGAACTTCAGACCTTGAAGGAACGTGCTGAATTCTTTGGTCTGGACAAGACAAAGGATTTTGAGGACTTCAAGGGGAAGTATCTGAAGGCTTCTGGTGTGCATTCTGTTGGAACCATAGAAAAACCCATCAGGCCAAAGAAACGAAATTTTGATAGTGATGAATCGTATCAAACAGCTTTGGACAATTACAGGGATTTGAAAAACAAGTACGATGAACAGTTTGATGAAATCATTCAAAATGCTTTGAATGCAACACCGGTATTTCAGACCAAAGAACAGGTTGTCGAGTGGACAAAGAAAACCGGAATCACGATTGACAATAAAGTTCTTGAAACCGTTGATTTACGGGCCTTCAATGAAGTGAAGACTACGCTTGAAGAAATGCTTGTGAAATATCCGGCACTCAAATCCTATGAAATTGAAGATTTCACAGGAAAAAAATTCAAGACAGTTTTCAACATTGGCCTGACAGATGATGGACTGTTATCGGCAAACGGTGGTTTCAACTTCAACCAAAGATTGTTCCAGGATTACGAACACGGTCTGCGTGAAGGTCTTGAACTGATGACAACTGATTTCAATGTTCGTGGTGATGGTAGTTTTTCAACGATTGTCAGACATGAATTCGGACACAATGTGCAATCCTATATTGAAAACAACATTTCCAGCAAGTATCATCATAATGTGGATGACTGGAAAATCAATTTCAAGACATTTGATGAATGGAAGGCCGCTGACAAGGCATATTGGGACGAACGGCATAAATATCAAACGGAATTGGTTTCACTTGCTAATTTGAAGGGTGCTTCCGAATATTCACAAACAAATGAACTGGAATTGTTTGCAGAAGGCTTTGCTGAATACACATCTGGTGGCAACAGTGAATTCGGGAAGGCTTTCGGGGAATTCCTTGATAGGTGGTATAAATAATGCACATAGTTTTCACAGAAGAAGAAAAAGAGTGGATCGACAAGAAACTTTTTAATTGGACTGTAAAAGACGGTTGCCCTGAAGCAATCAAAGAAAGTCTTGAAAAGAAGTTGAAGCTGCTGAAACAGGACAAAGATGTTTAAGTATCTTTTTTCATCGTTCCCAAACTACACAGAACAGATGTATGAAGGGAACGAACCTTGTGGGAAAGGTCATGAACTTGTCGAAGGTGGGTTTGCTGACCGGTGGAGTTGCAAGTGGGGATCTGCTGAAACAAATGGAAACAGGATCATCCACGCATCATTTTCAATCAATCAGAAAATCAATATCTTCATTGTTGGAAGCACGTTGTGGATCACAGATTTTCGGCATATAGGGAAATCGGATGTGTGGGAATATAGCAACAATGATGACATCAGATTCCCTGGATCGCCTTGTTTGAGTGAAGCAAGCAGGCACGAACTAGAGAAAGATAAGATTGAAAAGATATTGAACACCAATATTCCATGCAAGCTGTGGGAGTTGGTTCAGCAAAGAGCAAAAGAGTTATACCAAGCATCCTGAAAAGGGTGCTTTTTTCATGCCATGAAGGGGGTGATGTTATGGCTAAAAAGAGCAAGCCAAAGAATCCACATAAATACTGCTTCAGCAAGAAACTGCTGATTGCAGATTATGTGATCCTTCTGCTGATGATCATTTCGTTCTTTGTGTTCACTATGAATGGGCATGACACATCGAACTGTGCTGTGGTTGTCGGTGCGTGGATCGCACAGATTGCCATTTCCAGTGGTTGCTATTACTGGAAGGCTAAGAGTGAAAACCTGATCAAAATGCCCATCGAATTACTGGATGACCTTGACGATGAAATGAGGGCAAAAGCAGATCCCAACCAGATCATTGCATCTGTCCTGGGCATCGGTACACATCAATGAAGAAAGGAGAATGACAAATGGAACAGATTATTGACATCATCATCAAGATCGTTGCAACCCTGCTGCTTGCCGGTGCGGGTTGGCTTGGAAAGTATGTGGTTTCCTATCTGCGAAACAACCTGGACGAAAAGAACATTGCCTTCCTGGACACCTTTGTTGCTGAACTGGTGGCTGCTGCCGAACAGATGTATGCAAAGGATGATCCTGACGGCAGTATTCGCCTGGGCTATGTCCAGGAAATGCTGGTGGAAGCAGGCTATGAAATCACTGATGCTGTCCAGGCTTTGATTGAATCCAAAGTATACGACATCAACATTCTGAACCGTTCTGTGAAGGTGGGTGAAACTGCATGAACCTTCGCAAATGTTTTGCAACCAATAACCAGTGCTATAAGAACGCAAAGAAGATGACTGTCAAAGGCATCATGGTTCACAGCACTGGTGCAAACAATCCGAACCTGAAACGCTATGTTCAGCCTGATGACGGCCTGTTGGGTGTCAATCCCTATGGGAATCATTTCAACACCCTGAAACCCGGTGGAAGATCTGTTTGTGTCCATGCCTTCATCGGCAAGTTGAAGGATGGCAGCATTGCAACCTATCAGATCATGCCTTGGAATTGGGTTGCATGGCACAGCGGCGGTGGTTCTAAGGGCTATGCCTACAACATGGGATACATCGGTTTTGAAATCTGTGAAGATGGCCTGACCGACAGAACCTACTTCAACAAAGTCTATCAGGAAGCGGTGGAACTGTGCATCTATCTGTGCAAGCAGTACAACCTGGACGAAAATGACATCATCTGTCATTCCGAGGGTCACAAGAAAGGCATTGCTTCCAACCACGGGGATGTCATGCACTGGTTCCCCAAACACGGCAAGAGCATGGACACCTTCAGGGCCGCAGTCAAAGCCGGTCTGGTCAAGCCTGCAAAGAAGCCCACAGAACCCGCTGTGAAGCCCACGGCAAGCAACATGGGCAAGGTTGTTGTAGAGCCTGCCAAAGCACTGCACAAGGCATATTCTAGGCCCTGGACGGTAAACGCAAAAAGCGGTCTGAATATGCGTGTTGGTGCAGGAACAAACAAAGACATCATCAAGACTTTGCCCTATGGTTCCAAGGTGCATTGCTATGGTTACTACACCGACAATGCCGGAACTATTTGGCTTTATGTTGTAGATGATGCAGACGAAAAGGGCTATGTGTCCAAAGCATATCTGAAGTGATGAAAAGACTGCTGGAAACAGTGGTCTTTTTATATTTCGCCGGGGACGGCGTAAAACATCTATTTCTTCCGTGATGCAACCACGTTAAAAGCGTATAGAAATTCGGAAAGGACGAACAAATATGACTATTGCAGAAATTCTGAAAGCAAAGGGCGTTGCTGATGATGTTGTCCAGGCCATTCTGGATGACATGAAGGCAAACAAGATCTTCACTTCTTCTGAAGAAAATCTGGACATCCGATATGGCAAGCTGAAGACTGACCACGAAGGCACGGTGAAGGAACTGACTGAAGCACAGAACCTGATCAATGACCTGAAGAAGGCAAGCAAGGGCAATGAAGATCTTCAGGGTAAGATCACCGCCTATGAAGGCCAGGTCGCACAGCTTCAGAAAGAACTGGAACAGACCAAGCTGGATGCAGAAATCAAGGTTGGTCTTCTGGCAGAAAAGGCCCTGGATGTTGACTATCTGACCTTCAAGCTGAAGGAAAAGGGTGAATTGGCCCTGGATGAAAACGGCAAGATCAAGGGGTGGGAAGACAAACTTGCTGCCCTGAAAACCCAGCTTCCCAATCAGTTTGAAGCGGCAGGCCAAAAGAAGGTCATTGAAAACAGACTGCCTGAAGGTTCTGCCGGTGGTGAAGCAGAACCCAAGTCCCTTGCTGATGCACTGCGAATGACCTACGAAAACAACAACTAAAACGAAAAGAAAGGTGATTGAATCATGGCTATGACTTTAGCTGAAATGAAAGTCGGTCTGTCCGACAAGGTGGCACGACAGGTTGTTGACATCTTCCTGCGTGAATCCGAAATCCTTCAGATGCTTCCGTTCGACAACTGCGTTTCTCCCCAGGGCGGCAGCACTCTGACCTATACCTATATGCAGAAGAAGCTGCCTTCTGTGGCTGGTTTCCGTGCGCTGAACACTGAATACACCGCAAACCAGGCAACCCTGGAAAAGAAGTCTGCTGACCTGAAGATCTTCGGCGGTAAGTTCTCTATGGATCGTGTTCTGAAGCAGGCAGAAGGCCCCTATAACAACATGGCATTCCAGATGCAGGAAAAGATCCTGGCAGCAATCAGCCTGTTCCACTACACCCTGATCAACGGTGATGCAACCACCACCGCTACTGAATTTGACGGCCTGGATCAGATGCTGGTTGGTACTACCAGCGAATTCAACACCAGTGCTGTCATTGACCTTTCCAACCTGGAAAACCTGAAGAACAACGCTGATCAGTTCTATGAAGCCCTTCAGATCCTGATCAACAACACCAAGGCTGATGCCCTGCTGATGAACGGTTCCATGATCGCAAAGATCCAGACTGTGGCACGAATCCTGGGCTATAAGACTGAAAGCGAAACTGCCTTTGGCAGAAAGGTGGTTTCTATGGACGGTGTTCGTTTCATGGATCTGGGCAAGCACTACACCGTTTCTGATGGCACTGTGACCGGCAACGATTGTGTCAAGGCTGGCATTTCCAGAAACGTTGGCACTGCACAGACCGGCCTGACTGACATCTATGCAGTCAAGTTCGACATCAATGACGGTTTCCACGGTGCTTCTCTGACCGGCAACGGCGTTCTGAGACAGTATCTGCCTGACTTCAACACTCCTGGTGCTGTGAAGGATGGCGAAGTGGAAATGGTTGCAGCTACCGTCCTGAAGAACACCGCAAAGGCCGGTGTCCTGCGAAACATCAAGATCGGTTAAACGAAAGGAAGGAATCAAGATGGCAACTAAGAAAACTGCAAAGAATGAAGCAAAGATGTTCAAGGTCATCGTGAAGACCAACCCCACTTTCTGTGGGGTTGGTGCTGGTGGCGTTCACTTTGCCAACGGTCAGGCCGTGATCAGTGAAGGCAGAATGTGCGACTGGTTCAAGGAACACAACGGCTATGAAGTCACTGAAGTTGACGAACCCGCTCCTGCCACTACTCCCGAATCTGAAAATCCTGAAGAATAACAGGCGGTGATGACAGATGATCATGACTGTTGCCGAGTTAAAGCGATTCGTTGAAACGAATGAAGATGAACAAGTGCTTGAAGCTAGACTTCAAGCACTTGAACTTCTTATTCGGGCATACACAAATAACAACTTCCAGGTCAGGGCCTTCAGAACGGTTGCTGTTGCATCTGCTGCCGATAAAAGTTTACAGGTCAACGGCACTGTTCCTTTTGCTGCTGGTGACACCTTACAGATCACGGGGTCTGCTTTGATGCCCGATGAACTTGTAACAGTGAACGCTGTGGAAATCGGAAAAATCACAGTCAATGAAGATCTGTATGATGAAACCGGCGTGACCGTCACCAAAGTCAAATATCCAAGGGATGTGCAGATGGGTGTGGTGAATCTTTTCAAGTGGGAACAGAACAACCGGGACAAGGTTGGCGTGTCCTCTGAAACGATTTCCCGTCATTCTGTGACCTATTTCAACATGGACGGGGAAAACTCCATCATGGGGTTCCCCAAGTCCCTGTTGGGGTTCCTGCGGCCTTACAGGAAAGCAAGGTTTGGAAGGGGTGTTGATGTATGACCGGTATAGGCGGAAACATCAACGCAAAGATCCAGGTCTATACCACCACCAAGAATGAGATTGGCGAAAGGGAAAAGACCTGGGCTGATGTCCAGACCATCCGGGGCTGGCTTGACCTGTCTTCCGGTGATTCCAGATACACCACCTTCTATGCAAAGATCCAGGAAAGCACTCACATCTTCATTGCTGACTATGTTGACCTGGATCCAAAGATCACCGCCGAACAATCCAGAATGTCCATCAATGGTTTCGTCTATGACATCCTGCTGATCGACAATCCAATGGAATTGCAAAAGGGTTCCCAACTGGAATTCTATCTGCGATTCACGGGGAGACAGTGAAATGGCTGTTGAATTTCTTGACTTCAGCATAGAAGTCAAGGATGCCCTTGAAGATGCGGTGACTGCTTATCTGCATGAAGCAGCAGGTGAACTGGAAGCACAGACGAAACGCAACACAAGACAGGGATGGAGGTACAGAGATAAAACAGCAACATCCCTTTGGAAAAGTGAAGTGGACGAGGGCGAAAAAATGGCCCAGGTTGGAAGCCCCGATGAAGCTGGATATTGGGAAGAATTTGGTACAGGTGAATATGCCTTGAACGGTGACGGCAGAAAAGGCTGGTGGGTGTACGTTCCCGGCAGCGGCGATTCCCCAAGAGGGGGGCAGAAGTATTACACCAAAGAAGAAGCACTGCAAATCATGGCTATGCTGCGAGCAGACGGCCTGGATGCACACATCACTGATGGTAACGAACCCAACAGGCCGCTTCACAGGGCGTTCACAAGCCTGAAATCTCCCTTGATTCGCAGGGCTGAAGAAGTGCTGAAAGGAAGGATGGGATGAAGTGACAAAGGAAGCGTTGAAGATCATATCCGATGACATGGCATCCCTGGGCATTGAATATGACATCGGCACATATTCCGGCGATGAAAAAGGGAAGGTTATCTATCCCTATTTCGTGGGAGAATACCAGGAAATAGAGCCGTACACGGAAGACGGCCTTCAGGAAACCATGTTCATGCTGAATGGCTTTTCCCGTGGTTCCTGGTCGGCGTTGGAAGAAGCCAAAGAGAAAATCGAACGACATTACAGCAAAGTGGATGGCAATAGGATGATCACCGCAAACGGTACGGCGGTGGTCATTTTTTATGCCAATTCTCTGATCGTTCCCACAGGGGATGCGGAACTGAAAAGAATCCAAATCAATCTAAGAGTAAAAGAATGGAAGGTGAAATAATATGGCTTTTGAAGAACTGAAGTCCAGTGGTATCACCGCCGAAACCCCGAAGAATATCCTGCTTGGTGCAGGTACGCTTCACAAGGGCCTGACCTTCACTGATGGCAAGTGGAACTTTGAAGAATCCCTGATCGGTGCTACTTCTGGCGGCACTAAGATCAGCATTGTCCCTGAATTCAAGGACATCGAAGTTGACGGCGCACTGGTGAAGGTGAAGGGCCTTGCCGTGAAGATCGGTGAAACTGCAACCGTGGAAACCAACATGGTTGAACTGACTGCTGACTGGATCAAGAACACGGTTGTTGGTCAGGAAGGTGAATCCAAATACGAAGGCTTTGATGTCATCGAATCCAAGCGGCAGCTTGAAGATGGTGACTACATTGAGAATTTCGGTTTCATCGGCAAGAAGCTGAATGGTGATCCCGTCATCATCATCTTCGACTATGCCCTTTGCACTTCCGGCTTTGAGCATGAAGGCAAGAACAAGGAAAACGGTGTGTTCAAGGCAACCTTTGAATGTTATGCTGAACTGTCCAGTGAAGCAGACGTTCTGCCCTATCACATCTACACTCCTTCTACCACCTAACGAACGAAACACAGGAACATCTTCATTTGAGGGTGTTCCTGTGTTTTTCGTATTCAACACAGAAAGGAATGTTTTTCTATGAACGAAATGAACACGGCAAAGGCTTATGAACTGCGAACCCTGTGTGCAGAAGATGTCTTCCCTATGTTCAAGATTATTTCCAAAATCGGCATCAAGGAATTCAAGTCCTGTTTTGAAGCCGAGGATGTCAAGGAAGCAATCAAGAGCGCAACGAACGGTGAAACCCAGGATGGCCTGGAAGTCATCGGTCTTGGTGTTGCCCTGGAAATTGCCAGTGTGATCATGGCAAACATTCCCCAGGCAAAGGAAGACATCTATCTGTTCCTGGCACAGGTTTCCGGTATGTCCAAGGATGACATCAGAAACCTTCCCATTTCCACCTTCACCGAAATGATCATTGATGTGGTGAAGAAAGAGGAATTCAAAGATTTTTTCGGGGTTGTCTCCAAGTTGTTCAAGTGAATGACATCAAGTTCCTGGATCTGCTGTTCAAGCGGTACGCAAGCCCAATGGAACTGCTGAACCAGATGATCAGGACAGGCCGCTTCTCTGAATTTGTGGATGAATTCATTTCTATCTACAACGAAGAAACAGAAGAAAAGGTCATGTGGGAATTCTGGTGTCACAAGGTCTTTGATATGTCCTATCAAGACTTTTTGAACAAGAGCAAGGGAACAACATCCAAAGCATCGGAAAAGCCTTCACAGGAAATCCTGGAAGCAACCGTGATGGAATCCAGAGAGATACTAAACAGCTTTTGCCCTTCCTAAGAAAGGGGAAAGCATGGAACTTTTCAAGCTGCTTGGAACCATTGCTGTTGACAGCAGTGGAGCAACACAAGCACTGGACGATGTTTCACAAAAAGCCGGATCCACAAGCAACGAAGTGTCATCGGCAGTTTCCAAGATCGGCACTGTTGCCGGGAATATCGCAAAAGGCATCGGCATTGCCGGTGCTGCCATTGGCGGTGCGTGGATTGCGGCTATCGAAGGATCGAGAGAATACAGAACGGAAATGGGCTTGCTGGAATCTGCTTTCAAGACGGCAGGCCATTCTTCCACAGAAGCAAAGAACACCTATTCGGAATTGAATGCTGTCCTGGGTGACAGTGGGCAAGCGGTTGAAGCATCACAGCACATTGCCTTGCTTGCTGACAACGAAAAGGAACTTCAAACCTGGACAGACATCTGCACTGGTGTCTATGCCACGTTTGGTGAATCCCTTCCAATCGAAGGGCTTGCTGAAGCAGCGAATGAAACAGCCAAAACAGGAATCCTGACCGGTGGTTTGACCGATGCTTTGAATTGGGCGGGTATCAGTGAAGAAGCGTTCCAGAAGAAACTGGATGCCTGCACCACGGAGCAGCAACGGCAAGACCTGATCATGAACACCCTGAATGGCACATACAAGAAAGCATCTGACCAATACAAGGAAACCAATAAAGATGTCATAGCTTCACAGAAAGCCCAGGAAAAGCTGACAGATGCTTTTGCTGCCCTTGGTGCTGTGGGTGAACCTATATTGACGGCTATCAAAAACAAGGTTGCCGAAATGGTTTCTGTTGCTGTGCCAAAACTTCAAACCTTTGTCAATAAGGTGAAAGATTTGAAGAAATGGATCCAGGACAACAAACAGACCATTCAAAACTGGGTGGCTGTGATCATCGGCGCAACGGTTTCCATCGGTGCATTCCTGTTGGTGCTGAAATGGGGTTCCATCTTGAGTGCTGCGACAAAGGCCGTGAAAACGTGCAGGGCGGCACTGGTGTTGTTCAATGCAACATTAAGGGCAAACCCTGTGGGGCTTGTGATCAGCCTTCTGGCGGGGCTTGTGGCGGCTTTCGTGTACCTATGGAACAATAACAAATCGTTCCGTCAGTTCTGGATCAATATGTGGGACAAAATCAAATCCGTTGCGGGATCTGCGGTCAGTTGGGTCAAAGGCAAGTTCAACGACTTCAAATCTGTGGTCAGCAATGTTCGCAACAGGTTTGACGAAATCCGCAAGGGTATTGCTGATAAGCTGAACGGGGCAAAAGATGCTGTCAAATCTGCCATTGACAAAATCAAGGGCTTTTTCAAATTCAAGTGGTCACTGCCAAAGCTGAAGATGCCTTCCTTCAGTATGTCCGGCAAGTTCAGCCTGAACCCGCCTTCTGTCCCCAAAATCGGCATCAAGTGGAACGCTGAAGGCGGCATCCTGGATGAAGCAACGATATTCGGACGGATGGGAAGTACACTGCTTGGAGCGGGTGAAAAGGGGCCTGAAGCGATTGCGCCCATTGATGTCCTGTTGGGCTATGTACGGACAGCAGTGCAAACAGAAAACGAAGGGATCATCAGGACACTGATTGAACAGAACAGGATCCTGATGGATTTCCTTGCCAGGATCGTTCCTTCCGGTGTCAGGCTTGACAGCGGGGTTCTGGTGGGTGAACTGGTTCCCGCCATTGATGGCAGACTTGCTGACAGGTGGGAACATTCAAAGAGAGGAAACACAAGGTAAGGCCACGTTGAACCGTGGCCTTTTTCTATTCCCAACGAAAGAAGGGATACCAATGGAACTATTTAAGTTATTCGGAACAATCGCAATCGAAAACGAAGAAGCCAATTCCAAGATCAACGAAACCACGGAAAATGCTTCTGGTGCAGGTGACAAGATTTCGTCCGCTTTGAAGAAGGTGGGCGGTATTGTCGCAACTGCTTTTGCGGTTGAAAAAATCAAAGAATTTGGTGCTAATTGCATCAATGCGGCAGCAGATGCCAGTGCTATGACTTCGCAGTTCTCACAGGTGTTCGGTGAACTGGAAAGCACGGCAAGCGCAAACCTTTCTGCAATCGCTGAAAACACAGGCATTGTGGAAAACCGGTTGAAGGGCAGCTATACACAGATTGCGGCCTTTGCAAAGACCGGCGGCATGGAAACGGCTGATGCCCTTTCCCTGGCTGACCGTGCAATGGTTGCTGTGGCAGACAGTGCCGCCTTCTATGATCGGAGCCTGGAAGAAACCACAGAAAGCCTTCAGTCCTTCCTGAAGGGCAACTATGAAAATGATGCTGCCCTGGGCCTGTCCTGTACAGAAGTGACCAGAAATGCCGCTGCAAATGAACTGTACGGCAAATCCTTCAATGAACTGTCTGAAGCACAAAAGCAGTTGACCTTGCTTCAGATGGTCGAGGATGCAAACAAGCTGTCTGGTGCTATGGGACAGGCGGCAAGAGAATCCGACACCTGGACGAACCAGACCGGCAACCTGAAGCAGGCATGGACGGATTTTCAGTCCGTGATTGGCGCAAGGTTTTTGCCTGTTGCGGTTTCTGTAGTGACAAAGATGCAGGAACTGTGTGTGTGGATGACACAGAACCAGGGGATCGTCATTGCCCTTGCATCGGCTGTTGGGATCCTGGTCGGTGCGATTGGCTTGTACAACGCTGTGCAGGCCGTCAAGACGGCAATGAATGCCGCTGAAGTAACATCCCTTGGTGCTTTGATTGCTGCGAAGTGGGCTGATGTGGCGGCAACCACAGCAATGCTGGCCCCATATGCCTTGATCGTGGCGGCAATCGCTGCTGTCATAGCAATCATCGTGGTGTGTGTCCAACATTGGGATCAGATCAAGGAAAAGGCAATCGAAGTCGCACAGAAAATCAAAGCTGATTGGCAGTTGTTTGTTGCGGATATGAAGACATTTTTCTCTGACTTGGTGAATGCTGCTTCCAACGCCTGGAATTCCATCAAAAGCACAGCTTCCAGTATTTGGGGAAGTATCAAGTCAGAAATCGAATCCAAGATCAATGCTGCCCGTGATGCGGTAAAAACTGCCATTGACAAGATGAAGTCCTTCTTCAACTTTGAATGGAGCCTGCCCAAGCTGAAACTGCCGCACATCAGTGTTTCTGGTTCCTTCAGCCTGAATCCACCTTCTGCACCAAAATTCGGTATTGAATGGTACAAAAAGGGCGGTGTCCTGATGGAACCCACGGCCTTTGGTCTGAATCCCGCAACCGGGAAGGTCATGGCGGGTGGTGAAGCTGGCCCTGAAGCCGTTGCACCGATTGATGTCCTTCAGAACTATGTTGCTGAAGCTGTGGCCGGTCAGAATGCAGGTGTTCTGAATGTCCTGGAACAGATTCTGCTTGCAATCCTGGCCCTGGATGAAAACATGGGCGGCAACCTGAAGAAGGCCCTGGAAGGAACGAAGCTGTCTGTGAACAACCGTGAATTCGCACGACTGGTCAAGGGGGTGACATGATGCTGGAACAACTGCGATATAAGAACCACATGAACGAAGTGTTTGAATTCGGCGTTGACGGCATCTTTGTCAACACCAATGAACTGCACGACTATGAATGGGATGTGACCACGAAGAACAACAAAATCAGTTCCCTGGATTATTCCGTGGTGAACAGGAAGCTGCCAGTGGTCATCATCTGCGAGACAGAAGCCCAGGGGATCCAGGCACGAAACAAGCTGTTTGAAGTGGTGGAGAAGGATGTCCTGGCCCTTCAGCACGGTCAGATCATGGTTGGTGACTATTACTTCAAGTGCTTTGTCACGAAGTCGCAGAAGAAGCAGTATCTGCTTTCCAAGCGGCACATGGAACTTGACCTGACACTGACCAGTGACCGGCCCTATTGGGTGAAGGAATCCACCAGTATGTTCCGCAAGCTGGGTGAAGGTGGCGGTGGTGCAAACCTGGACTATCCCCACGACTTTGCCTTTGACTACTTCAGCGGCATGGGCAACAAAATCCTGATCAACACAGGCTTTGTTCCCACGAACTTCCGTATGATCATATACGGCCCTTGCAAATATCCTGCCGTGTATGTTGCCGGTCATCTGTATCAGGTCAACTGCGAACTGTCAAGCGGGGAATATCTGACCATTGATTCTGTCACGAAGAAGATCTTCAAGACTGCCATTGATGGCACGAAGGTCAACCAGTTCAACCTGCGGGAACGGGACAGCTACATCTTCCAGAAGATTCCCGCTGGCAGCAATCCCGTGATTTGGGAAGGTGACTTTGGCCTTGACATTATCCTGATGGAAGAACGGAGTGAACCGAAATGGACTTGATCTATACAAACCCGGATCGTGAAGACCTGGGCGTTCTGTTTGATTATGAGTTTGACCTTGCTTTCGGTTCCAGTGAAAACAACTTTGAGTGCAAAGTCCAGATGGACAATCACTGCATGGAACCCGGTTCCTTCCTGTACATTGAAGGCACGGAATACGGCGGCATTGTGGACAGTGTTGCTGTGGACACGGAAAACAAGACCGTGACCTATAGCGGCAGAACATGGCACGGCATCCTTGCAGGCAATGTCATTGAGCCAGGGAAAGAAGTGGTTGAGACCATCGTGGAAGAAACGGTTGAAATTCCGAACCCTGGACGGTTGCCTGAAGGGTACAAAGAAGTTGAATACATTCAATCGAGCGGAACACAGTACATTGATACGGAGTTTGTGCCGAATCAGGATACAAGGGTGGTCATTGACGTACAGGCAACAAACACGACAACCGGAGTATTCTTTGGTGGTCGTGGCCCAGGGACAGACAATTCCTTCACCTTGTTTTCTATCAGTGGAGGATACCGAACAGACTTCGGTGCAACAGGGAAAACTGTATCAATCGCACTTGACCCAACAGCACGAAGAATAATCGACAAAAACAAAACTATAACCACCGTCAACGGCACGACATACACCAACGAGAGCGCAACGTTTACTGCACCGACAAGCATGACGGTTCTTGCGGCGAATACATCTGGTACTATCTCATATCAGATTAGTGCAAAACTGTATTCCTGTCAGATTTACGACAACGGCACACTGATTCGTGACTTTGTTCCTTGTATCAATTCCGCTGGTGAAGTAGGTCTGTATGATCTTGTGAATTCCGTGTTTTATGGCAATTCCGGTTCTGGTGTATTTGTTGCCGGGGCTGAAGTCGTTTATGATCCGATTCAGGATGTGATTCAAACTGTGTTCACAAGTGAAGTCAAGTATGACTATCACGTTGTAAATGGGGAAGCAAACACGGTCATCCGTGGCCTGATCGAATACCTGGGCTTGTCCAATATCTTCACAGCGGATGAAGCAGAAAGCGGCATCCTTGTCAAGAATTATCACTTCGAGCGGTACACAGATGCGTACAAGGGCATCCGAAAGATGCTTTCTGAATTCGGCGGGAAGTTGAAACTGACCTACAAACGGGACACGGTGATCCTGTCTGCTGTTCCCCTGGTGGACTACAGCTTGGATGAAGAATTCGATGCTTCACAGGTTGACTTCCAGGTAAAGAAGAACTACAGGCCGGTGAACCACCTGATCTGCCTGGGCAGCGGCAATCTAAAGGACAGACACATCATCCATCTGTTCGCTGATGAATACGGCGGGATCCAACCATACAAGACCACAGAAAACCCGGTCTGTGATGGGGACTATATTCTGGATAAGTCCCAACAGGTGCTTTTTGGTGTGGAAGAAGTGGCTGATGTATATGACTATTCATCGGCACAGACCACAGAAAACTATATTCGTCTGGAAGAACAGCCGGACGATTGGGCCACAAAGTACATGGATTACTTCACCCAGGATGAAACCAGTGGTTACAAAAACGTGGAAGGTGTTCCTGAAGATGTCTACACAGCCCTGACGGAACAGCCTGGTGATTGGGCGAAAAAGTTTGCTTCCTACTTCTACATGACGGAAGAAGGCAAGTTCAAGACGGTGGAAGCTGTGACCACGGACACCTACATCAAGCAGACTGCAAAACCTGTTGATTGGGAAACGAATTGGGCCAATTATTTCACCTACTTCACAGACGGTGTGGAAGATCACTGGAATCCCGTGCAGGCAGATAAGGCTACACGGTATAATGTCCAGACGAAAAAGCCTTCTGATTGGGAAACGAATTACGAAAGCTATTATGCCAATACTTCAGGTACAAAGGTAAAAGCGGTGATAGATGATCTAAGCACATTGAGACCGCCGGAGTGGAAGCCTAAAAGGTACTACACAGCAGAGCAGTACGATGTTGCACCTAGATGGAAAACCGGAACCTATTACACCCTGAATTCAAGCACGGGTGCGCCTGATTTCGTTCCCGGCAGTTATTACAGTATGCAGACAATCATTGTGAACCCGCCTTTTGCAAAGAAGAAGTATTTCCGCAAAGAGTTTGACCACTTCAAAGAAATGCTTGTGGGTGCGCTGGATAAGATGCAGGAGTTCTTCAACTGTGATTCCGTGTCCATTGACCTTGAATTGGAAGGCGTGTATGACATCGGTGACATCGTGGGAGCAACAGAACACGAAACCGGCGTTGCTGTGTGGCAGCCCATCACAAAAAAGATCGTTTCCATCAGCAACAACCAAGAATCTATCAACTATGAAATAGGGGTGATCCAATATGGCTAATATGCACCTTGTAACAGGTTACGCAGGCCGGGAACACATTACGGCAGCAGACCAGGGGGCATTCCATGCTACTGTGATCGGTGGCGGTGAATTCGTGCTTGGAACGGGTAACCAGTTTGCAGCATCCATCATTTCCAACAATCAGGTAAGGGTGCTGGACGGTGACATCTACATGCAGGGCCGGTTCATCCGTCTGGACAAAGACACATACATTGACCTTGCCATTGAGAACGGCGCATCCGGTTATTTCAGAAACGACCTGATCGTTGCCAGATACACACAAAATCATGCAACAGCAATCGAAGAAGTGAACCTTGTAGTCATCAAGGGTGAAGCGGTGATGGAAAACCCGGAAGATCCGGCCTTCACCACTGGTGACATCCTGGTTGCCTGTGATATGCAGAACGACATGCCGTTGTATCGTGTTGTCATTGATGGCTTGAATCTGGTGGAACTGGTTCCGTTGTTTTCTGTCTATGACAGCAACCTTCAGAAGAAGCAGGAAAGAACAGAACTTCTGGAAGAAAGAGATTCTCTTTCGGATGTTGATCACTTCCCTGTTTTCGATGCTTCTACACAGAAGCACAAAAAGGTGCTTTTGTCAAAAATCAAAGATTACCTGAAAAACACCTTTGCCCAAAAGTCACACAGCCATGCAGCGGGTGACATCACCAGCGGGATTCTTCCCACTGATAGGGGTGGCATGGGGACATCCGACCTTTCGGCGTTTGCAGAATCCTTGGGGGTTTGTCGGTTTAAGGTTGGAACTTATGTCGGAACCGGCAAAAGCGGTTCCAGCAACCCGTGTAAAATTAACCTCGGGTTTGTCCCGAAGCTACTGATTGTGGATGACGTTGGTTTGAGTGCAGACTCTAAGACTGGGGCTTCTATGATTGCCTGCTTTTCCAGCCTGACCAATTCCTACGCAAATAAAGTAGCTGCGAATCGTAGTGTCCAGGGCTACACCGATTCGCTCGGTGGTTTGTACCTGGAAAATTATTCGTCCTATTTGTTTTTTAAGTTCGATGGGACTGATCTTTACTGGCATTGCACAAGAGCGAATACCGGAGATACTCCGATACTGATGCAGTGCAACACATCTGGCCACACATTCCTGTTTAGAGCGTTTGGCTGAAAGGAGAACTGACCATGTATTACATCGAAGCAACGCCAAACGAGACGGGCGACTACGGCAACCCTATGGGACAACCTTTCACAGGTTGCCTGAAGCTGCCTGAAGGTCTGCTTTCGTCCTACATCGAAGCAAAAGGATTCGTCATCCTTGATGAAGTGGTTGACGGTGAAGTTGTCAGCCTGGAAGTCAACCAGGAAGCCTTGGATGCCTACCTTGCGGAACATCCTGAAGTGCCGGAACCGGAACCTGAAGCAACCACAGAAGAACTGCTGAACATTCTTTTGGGGGTGTCTGAATAATGAACAAAAGACAGAACATGGAGCAGATCAGAAGGGCTTTGCAGATGTTTATTGCAAGCCTGGACGATGACAAGGCCCTGGAAGTGGCAACTGTCTTCCCGCCTTGGGAAGTGGGCAAGACCTATGCAGAAGGTGAACGGTTCACCTATGGCACAAATGCTGTGGGTGATCCCCAGCTTTACAAGGTCAACCAGGGGCATACCAGTCAGGCTGATTGGTTGCCTGATGACACGCCTTCCCTGTATACGGCAATCGGCCTGGATGACAACGGGTTCCCTGTATGGGCAGCACCTACCGGGGCGCATGATGCGTATAACATTGGGGACATCGTGAACCATGAAGGGGTTCTGTATGAATCCCTGATCAACGGCAACACCACAGTTCCCGGTTCGGATGAAAGATACTGGAAGGTGTACAACGCATAACGCACGAATGCACAAAGAAACGCATGGTATTATATACCGTGCGTTTCCTGTGCGTTTTTTAGTTTTCGGCGGCATCCTTTGAGCGGGATTCGGAGCCAAAGCGGGGGATTCAATTCCAGGTATTTGTTCACGATGTTTGAAAGAACAGATACTTCACTGTCTGTCAATTCATCAGCTTTGATGTGGTTCACCACTGATTGAATCTTCAGGATCGTTTCTGTGGTGATCCCTTCAGAATGTTTGATCACAGTGACAGCATCACACAGGATCTGTTCTTCACGTTTTGACAAATTCAGTTTTTTCATTTCCATCACCTTTGGCATAGATTTCTTCAGAATATCGCTGAAGGGCTTTCAGTTCCCTGGTCAGTCGTTCCAGGGAAACCAGGGCATCCGTGATGCCGTTGAACAATACGATATATTCTTTTTGCATAGCATTCACCTTCTTTCCGATGGCATGATAGCACGAAACACGGTGCAAAACCTGTCGAAAAAAGGTGGATGCTATGACTTTTTTGAAAGGATGGTGAACATGAAAGGGATCACCTTTGGAACCCTTCATTCCTACAATGACCTGCATTTGATTTTGAATGCAAAAGAAATCGGCAGTCCTAACGTGAAGACCAGGAAGATTGACATTGAAGGGGCGCATTCGGCCCTGGATTACACTGATTTTTTCGGTGAACCGACTTATGAAGATGTGACACACAAGTTCCAGTTTTCCACAATCGTTCCACAGGTGCAGTTCCTTTCGTGGTATTCCATCGTCAAGAATGTCCTGCACGGGAAGAAAATGAACATCATCCTGGACGATGATCCTGATTTCTTCTACATCGGCAGGCCGCACGTTTCGGCATTCACTAATGAAAAGAACATCGGCCTGATCACCGTGGAAGTGGAATGTGAGCCGTTCAAGTACAAACGGGAAAAGACGGTGGTTCAAGTGACCGTTTCTGCCACGGAAACCATCAGCTTGACAAACAGCCGGAAACGTGCTGTCCCGGAAGTGGTCATCACCACGGACAGCAGCATCCGCATTGAATACAAGGGGAGTATTTGGGATTTGGGAAGCGGTTCTTTCACGCTGCCAGAACTGGAACTGGTGGAAGGGGAAAACCCTGTGACCTTGACCGGCACAGGAACCATCACCTTCACCTACCAGGAAGGTTCTTTGTAAGGTGGTGGGTCTATGTACAGGGTTTATTGTGACGGCAGTTTGCTATATCACAGCAAGCTGGAAAGCCTGAAGATCTTCAGCCCATCGGTGGAACTGGAAGAAAACAAGACCGGCAGTTTTGACTTCACCATATATCCTGACCATCCCTATTTCAGCCGGATCCAGAAGCTGAAGTCAATCATCACCGTGTTCCAGGATGATTACCTTCTTTTCCGGGGCCGTGTCCTGGATGAAGAAGCGGGATGGTATAACCAGAAAGCGGTCATCTGTGAAGGGGATCTGGCCTTCCTGCTTGACAGTGTTTTGCGGCCTTTCACCTTCAGCGGGACGGTTGCAGAATTCATGGCCTATGTCCTGGAACTGCACAATGCCCAGGTTGACGAACAGAAGCGGTTCCAGATCGGCACAGTGACCGTGGAAGGGTACATCACCCACACGGCAGATGATTACACCACCACCAAGGAAACGGTGGAACAGGTGCTTCTGGAACCCTTTGGGGGCTTTGTCCAGACACGCTTTGAAGATGGCGTTGCTTATGTGGACTACTTTGCAGAAATCAATCTGCTTGCGCCACAGACCATCCAGTTTGGAAAGAACCTGCTTGACCTGAAGCGAATCAGGAAGGGTGCAGATATTGGCACGGTGATCATCCCGCTTGGTGCAAAGCTGAAGGACGAAGAAGGGAAAGACACCAACCAACGGCTGACCATTGCATCTGTGAACGGCGGTGCTGATTTCATCCAGGATTCCGATGCCATAGCAGAATTCACCACGATTGTCAAACGGGCCGTTTTTGATGACATCACGGATCCGGCAGAACTGAAACTGAAGGGACAAGCACAACTTGCTGATTCTGTCAAGCAGTGGGAAACCATTGAACTGACGGCGGCTGACCTTGCCACAGCAGGCCAGGACATCACATCCTTCCACATGGGAACGCAAGTCCGGGTGACATCCAACCCACACGGCCTGGATCAGCTTTTCCGGGTCAGCAAGCTGTCAATCAAACTGCTTGATCCTGCTGCAAACAAGCTGACCTTGGGAAAGACCGTGCCAGCCTTCAGCACAGCCGTCAAGGGCGTTTCGGATGCACAGCGGGTGATTCTTCAGACCGTGGAGAAGAACGCACAGGCGGCATCTGAAGCGGTCTATAACGTGGAACAGAACCTGATGGCATCCATCCAGGTTTCTGAAGAAAACATTCAGTCAACGGTTGCGGAAAACTACTATCTGAAGGAAGACACAGAAGCCCTGGTGTCATCGGTCAGCACAGAGATTGAACAGACAAAGAACAGCTTTGAAATCCAGTTCAATCAGTTCAATGCAGATGTCGAAGCCCTGGCAGCAGGGACGGATGCAGAGTTTGAAGAAATCCGCAAATATATTCGATTTGTGGACGGTCAAATCCTGCTTGGAGAAGTGGGAAATGAACTGGAACTGAAGATCAGCAATGACCGGATCAGTTTTCTTCAGGACGGTGCTGAAGTCGCCTATTTCAGCAATCGGAAACTGTATGTCACGGACACACAGATCCTTCACAGTTTGCAGCTTGGAAACTTTGCCTTCATGCCACGGGCAAACGGGAATCTTTCGTTCAAGAAAATCTAAAAGGAATGATAGGCGTTTCCGGCCACAGAAAGAGAGGTCGGAAACATGGCAACATCAGGAACTATTCAGGAAGCGATTCGGACAGGCTATAGGATCCAGATTGCCTGGACGGTTGATTCCCAATCTGTAGCAAACAACACATCCAAGGTCACGGCAAAGGTGCAGCTTGTGTCCACGGGTTCTTCCTATACCATCAATTCGAGTGCCAGTAAGTCGGGAAGCCTGACCATCAACGGGACGAAGTACACCTTCAACTTCACAGCATCCCTGTCCGGGAACCAGACCAAAACACTGTTCACAAAAACTGTCACGGTGTCACACAATGCGAACGGCACGAAGACCTGTTCCTTTTCTGCAACCTGTGGCATCAATGTCACCCTGTCCGGCACATATTACGGCAATGTTACGGCATCCGGCAGCGGAACCTTCAATACCATTGCCAGGGCTTCCACAATCAGCAGTGTGACATCTTCCGTGTCGGTCAATGGAACCAATGCGGTCACGGTGAACATCACCAGGGCGGCATCCAGCTTCACCCACACGGTTGTTTTCAAGTTCGGCAGTTATTCCAAGACCACCACGGGGGTTGGGACATCCACATCCTATGCAATCCCGACATCCTGGCTGAATGCCATTCCCAATGCTACGAGCGGAACGGCAACGGTCACGGTCACAACCTATTCCGGCAGCACGAAGATTGGATCTGCTGTCAGTAAAAGTTTCAAGTTGACGGTTCCTTCCACGGTGGTTCCCACAATCAGTGCTGTGAGCCTGACAGAAGCGATTTCCGGCATTGCTGCACAGTTCGGGGGCTATGTGCAGAACAAATCCAAGATTGCAGTGAAGATCACGGCGGCAGGGGCTTATTCGTCCACCATCAAGACATACAAGACCACCATTCAGGGGGCTAGTTTTACAAAGGCATCCTTCACATCTGGATTCCTGACCAAGAGTGGGACATCCACCGTGACCATCACGGTCACAGACAGTCGTGGACGGACGGCAAGCACCACCAGGAGTATCACGGTGATTGCCTATGCTGTGCCAAAGATCACAAGTTTCCAGGGTTTCAGATGCCTTGCAGATGGTACGGAAAACTACGAAGGAACACATCTGAATGCTGCTGTGAACTTCAGTATTTCGCCGGTATCGGACAAAAACACGGCATCCTACACCCTGGAATACAGACTGAAAAACACGGAAACCTGGACGGCCTTGACAAGCGGTGCAGTTTATGCTTTGAAGGACAGCATCATCAGTGCATCCGGGTTCATGTCCATTGATAGTAGCTATGACATCCGGCTGACTGTCGCAGACTTCTTCACCACCACCAGAAGCACATTTGAGATTCCCACGGCCTTCACGCTGCTTGATTTCAATGCTTCCGGCAGGGGAATTGCTTTTGGCAAGGTGTCAGAACTGGAAGAAGGCATGGAAATTGACCTGCCTATGAGCATCACCAAATACATATACATGGGCGGCATCAAAAAGTCTGATATAGAAAAGGACATTTACTTTCAGACAACTGAAGATGCAAAGAATGTTCACAACTGCAAGCTGTACGGCGCAAGCGGTGACAGTGTGACTTCCATCGGATGTTGGGATACTGCAAGATCACACGGAATCTGGCGATATTTGAGCGGCACACAGAACCTTGTCTTTGATGCGAATGTCAAAGTGACCAGGGCCAACGGCGGTGATGAATTTGTCACCAGTGAACCTGTGGTTCATGGCAGCAGATCAGGCCGGGTTCATTTCTCCAATGGTCTTCTGATCCAATGGGGCGTTGAAACCATAACGCCTGTAAAGGATACACCAACAGCAAAGGCTGTGAAGTTTGGTGTTGCTTATACATCGGTTCCAATGGTACTGACAACAGCAATCACAACAGTTCCAGGATCATCTGTTTCCGGTAACGCATCGGCAAATATTACGGTCACGGGTTTTGATGCCTATGTGACAAGAAACGGCACAACGAACACTTCTGTTGGTTGGGTCGCAATCGGATATAAAGCATAATACACGGGGGTTGAAGGGAATGATTGAAGCGATTATCACCGGCGTTGTTGCCATTTTGGTCTGCATGATCAACAACTATTGCCAGAGTAAAAAGGCCGATGAACAACACCAAACAACTGTTGCACTGATTGAATACAAATTGGATCAGTTGACGGATAAGGTTGAAAAACACAACAATGCTGTTGAACGCCTGTATATAGTCGAGCGGAAGTTAGAAGTTGATGAAGAACGGATCACCGTTGCCAATCATCGGATTGAAGATCTGGAACAATATCACAAGTAAGAAGAAAGGCCAGGGGTTATTCCCTGGCCTTTTTTTCTTTATTCGGATTTATAGCAGCACCGCATTCAGGACAATATATCAATTCCGCACGGCCTTCTTTGGTTTCCAGTTTAGCTTCTTTTCCGCAATTAGGGCAACGCTGATAAAGACCGTCTTTATATACGGAAATGACGAATTCTTCCCTAGGAATAGCTTTCTTTTCCATTTACATTTCCTTCACTTCATACTGCATGGCTTTGTACACGGTCATGTCAGCAGCGGGGTCATCGTCTACATACTGGACAACTTCAACGGTGTGGATCCCGGTGGTCAACTGATCATCTTCCAGATCAAGGGAAGTCTGCGTGTCTGCAAGCTGCATCTTGTCTGTGAGCATACCATCAATGTACACATAACTTAATGCACCACCATTGAATTCCCACGCTTCCAGGCCAATCTGCATCAACAGAAGATCTTCTTCAGCATAGATGACAGGGATGTTCCCGTCTTCAGAAGTTCCGCTTCCGTTGATGATATAAACAGTTCCTTCACCCATTTCCTGATAATCGCCTTCAGGCAGATCCCTGTTGGAAGTGACAGCAGGGGTTTCGGTTGCAGGTTCGCTTTCCGGTGCTTCAGAGGTGGAACCACCGCCACAAGCGGTGATGGAACACATCATCAGAGCGGCGAACAGGACAGACAGAATCTTTCTTGACATATCAATGTCCTCCTTCTTTAAGATGGCTACATTGTAAACCCGGCCCAGTAAAATATCAATAAAAAAAGGAAGACTTTTCAGCCTTCCCTTATTCTTTCTAACGCTTCAATGATTATCCTGTTTATAAAGCCGTTCAAACTTTCGCCGTTTTTCTCGGCGTGGGCCTTGATAATGTCTTTTTGCCCTTTGTCAACAACCAAAGAAATACGTTCATAGTTTTCGGCATTATATTTGTTCTTTGCTTTTGTTGCTGCCGTACCCATAAAACCACCTTCTTTCATGGATATATTAACACGCAGGCAATACTTGTGCAAGTATACACAATCCACAAATATACTTACACAAGATTGGTTGTTTCGTCAATAGATATACTTGTACAAGTATAGTATAATAAGACCATACAAAGGAGTTGAACGAATGAGCAACGAAAAAGAAAAAGCCCTGCGAGAACTTTTAAGGCTGTTGGCTGATAATCCCGAATTAGCAGACCGGATCACAATCACCATCAAGCCCAGCAAGATCACGCAGGGAACCGACAGACAAAAGTAAGTCGGCAGAGGGGCGGCGGCAACCGCCCCTCACTCCAAAAGATTTTAGCCGACTTTGATATATAAATCAAGGGGGAAAAGACATGAATAAAATAAGAAGAAAGTCTTTGCAGGCTGTTATTGACCGAATCGAGGATTTACGGTCTGTACTTGAAGAACTTAGAGATGAAGAACAGGAATACATGGACAATATGCCTGAAAACCTTTGGGGTTCTGAAAGATACAACAAAGCAGAAGAAGCAATTTCCGACATGGATTTTGCCCTGGACAATCTGGAGCAAGCGGTTTCGTATATCGAATCAGCACAGGAATAAAACGGCAGAGTGCAGCGCAAGACGAAAAATGGAAGGTGGTACACAATGATTGAATTCAGCAGAGAAGAACTTCTTCTGCTTTGTGATTGGCTGAGATACAAGGCAGGGGCTGCTGTAAAGCAGAAGCGGATCCAGGAGTACAAAACCATCCAGGCTATCCAGGACAAGGTTTCCAACGAACTATGCAATATGTATTTGAAAGGGGAAGGCTGAACGCCTTCCCTTTCTTTTGTCGCTTCTTCCTTTATTTACTGTTTTAATTTTCAGGCACTTGCTATATAATGCTGTTATGTTTAGGAATGGAGCGGCATCATGGATCGAACTATACTGCATTGTGACCTGAATAGTTTTTATGCTTCAGTTGAATTGCTGACCAGACCGGATCTTTGGAATCTCCCTGTTGCTGTCTGTGGCAATCCTGATGACCGGCATGGAATCATCCTGGCAAAGAACGACTGTGCAAAAAGGTTTGGAGTGGCGACAGCGGAAACCATCTGGCAAGCGAAAAGGAAATGTCCAGATCTGATTCTGCTGCCGCCACATCATGACGAATACAGGGCCTATTCTAAAATAGTAAATAACATCTACTACCAATACACAGATTTGGTGGAGCCGTTCGGCATTGATGAAAGCTGGTTGGACATCACCGGCAGTATGCACCTTTTTGGTGGTGATCCCGTGAAGATTGCTGATGAAATCCGAAACCGTGTCCGTAATGAAACAGGGCTGACCATTTCTGTTGGTGTATCATTTAATAAGGTATTCGCAAAACTAGGTAGTGATTATAGTGGGCGAATAGTGCGGTCTGGTGATGGTTCTTATCATGTTACTGACATTAAAATGTCGTATACAGGACTATAACCAAGGGCCAAAAAATTTTCAGCCCTTATTTCATATACACTTCCAGGACAGGGACTTTCTTATTCACGCCATTGTCAATGGTGTCATAGGTGATCTTTTCA